CGATAGTGTGTAAACGACCTTGCTCAGACCACTTAATTAAGTCAGAGTTAGAAGGAATTTCCGCACCTACCAATCTCATAAAAGATGCAATAGAACGGTTTCCATAACGCTCAAATTCTTGTTCGTAAACATCAGGTAGATATTGATTTAAAAAATCAAAGTCTGTGATGTAATTAGTTGATAACGTTGCCTTAGTCGGGGCAGGCGTGATCGGTACTCCAGCAGGAGTAGGTGACATTGTTACACTCATAATAAATAATTTTTAAAAAGTTTTAGTTTCGTTTTCTAATTTTCAACGAAGAACCAGAACCACTGTCCACTGATCTAAACCTTGTTCTACCATCCTCTGTTTGCCCTGTATTTGACTTAACTGTCATGTCGATGTTTTTTGTTTCTTTCACAATTCCATCAACGGCAGTGGCTTTTCCAAGCTCATAAAAGTACTTGGCAAACTGATCAGGTTGAGCGGCTATTGTCATTGAACGATGATAACCCGCAGTATCTTTTATATATCCGTCTTTATCTAGAAATTTTCCGACGAACTCATTAAGACTAGCTGTTTGCTTCTTTGCGCTTTCCTTGTCGTTTATCTTATAAACTTGTTTGCTGTCACCTAAATCAAACTCGAAACCTTCGATCTGATCGTACAGTTTGTTGGTCTGCTCAAGAAAATGTTGGCCTCTCTTTTGAGATAAAATCTCCTGCTTATCCTGTTTCTTCTTATAATCACTATAAAAACTAAAAGCTTTTTCATAATCTTCTGGTACTTTTCCCGTTGACTCAACAGGGCTGTAGTAATCCTCCTTCAGCTTATTAAAATGCTCTTTCGCTTTATATATAGTCTCTTTTAAATCGAGCTTTTTCTTTCTAGCTACATTATCATCGTCGTCTTCTGAAGCTACGTAATTACTTTCTATGTAATACGAGACATCGTCGTCGTCGAAATGCGGCTTTTCTTGCTTCACGTATTGACGTAATAAATCTGCCTGATCCATTTCGTCATAATTAACATTCAGCCTTACATAATCGTCCATCCCACGCCCAGTTTCTTCATTGAATTTCATGAAGGCTTTGACATCTTCTGGAAGCTCGATATTTTTTTCTTCAGTATTTGAAAGAACTTCTTCAGGTTCATGCTGAACCTCTTCTTCAACAGCGGGCGCTTCAGCTTTCGCTTCCTCTGCCTGCTCTTCTTGTGGCTCCTGTTGAGTTCCCTCTACAGTTTCCTCTTTTTTTTCTTCGACCTGTGTCTCCTCTTTCTGAGGAGTTTCAGACGTAATCTTCACCTCTGGTGCGTCTTCCTCCAGAGAACGTACTTTAATATCCGCCATTTGATTAAATTAAATTATAGCACAAAAATATAGCTTTTTTAAATACACTTTAGCTAAGCAATTGATCTACTATTCCTTGTGTATTATTTTCAAATTCTTGTGCTGGTTGATTGTTTTTTCTTTGTTGTATAAGTTTCGATTGATTCTCACTCTGCTTATCTACACGTTGATCTTTTCGATCCTCTCGTTGTTTTTCTCTGCCTGATAACTGTGAAAATTCCGATTGTTTTGTCATCATTTCATACTCAAGCTTTTGTTTTTGCAACATCATATCTAGCTCTGCTTTCTTCTGCATCTTTTCTATTTCAAGCATGGCTTTTTGTTTTTCAAACTCTAATTCAGACTGCATTTTGAATTGCATTTCTTTAATTTGATTTGTTGATGCAGCGTTAGATGACTCGATATTAGATTCTGTTTGCATTTTTATATTTGCTTCCTTCTTCTTTAAATCATCTACCTCTTTCTTGTTTTTTCTAACTTTTAATAGAGCATTAGCTAGTTTTAAATTTCTAATGTTTCTGATGTCAATAGCATCATCTAAATCAATCATTTGATTTTGAAGAGCAAGTTGTATGCTTTGCTCAAGCATGTTTCTTTCTTCTTCGTCAGGATGTAACTCTATTTCAATACCAAAGTCATGCAAATGAGCGTCTTTGATGTCATCTATAATTTCTACTGATTTTGACCCAATCATATTCATAAGAGATTCTCTCATATCACTATACTCCAGCATATCAGAAAAACGATACGATAATGAATCGATCAATCGTTTTGTAAGCCTTAATCCAGAATCCAACACGTGTCTGGTTGCTGTGTTTGAATTCAAAGCAGCAAGTTTTTGAACGCCCACTAAAGTTTTGGCATCAGGCATTGACCCATCTCGAGCCTCGTTGATACCAGTCACATCTCGTATCATTGCAATATAATGGTTATACATACCTACTAAAGAAGATATTTTTGCGTTTGATCCTGATCCATTTAATTCTTGTACAGGTATCTTCGCATTATTAAACTCTCCTTCTTCTGTAAAACTTCTACCAACTACACTTCCTGTTTGGAAATACATATTCAAAGCTTCATTAGGATTGTACATAGCTCCATTTCCTAAATCAACACTTGCAATGCCATCTAAGTCTAGATAAACACCATCGGGAATCATTTTAGATATAACTTGCTGAAGTTTTAAATGTGTCAATTGTATCTGATCAGCAAAAGGAATCATTCTTTTAACTAAAGAATCTATCTGACCTCTATACATCTTTGGTGCACTAACAATATATGGTGGTAAAACTTTCTGAATTCCTGATTTTGGTCGAACCATATTCTTCATCAAATCCCACTTAAGTATTTGATTTGTACCCAAAACAAGAACTCCTTCATACCAAACATCAATTCGTTTTGATCTTTTTACAAATTTTGCTATTTCTGTTTTTGGAGGATTAAAATTTTCGTCTTTTTTAATAGCTCTCTTTCCTCCATTTTTGTTTTCTTTTACTTTATATACAATATTTTTATCTGTCTTGTAGCAAAAATATAACAATGTAGCTGTATTAGAATCAAAATTATCTGCTTCATATCCACCTCGAATACCTTGGTACGCATCAAATTTTGAGCTTAGCTTTGAAATTTCTTTTATTTCTTCTTGAGTCAAAGAAGAATCTATTTTTTTTAGCTCAGTAATATTTACATTTTTAACTTCACCAAAATAATAACAATCAGAAAAATTTGGATCTTCGGTGGGTGAATATACGATCTGTGTTGGATCAACGTATTTCACGTTAATTCCATCATGTGTGTTAAATGAATGTTTGACAGATGACAATCCGATAACTGTAGCATCTTCATCAACCTGTCTTTTTATCAACTCATAGTCATTTACATCTAAAATAGCTTGTAAAGCTTTTTCCTCAGCAACCTCAATCTTTTGTTTATAAGACAACTCCATATGTAATTCCAGCTCTTCATCTGAATCTGGAAGCTTACTTGGATCTGTTGAGAAAAGATTCTGACCACTTGATTCTTCAAGAAGTTCTAAAACTGGTTTAGCCAGCATATCTTTTTCAATAGTGTCTCTATAATTATTTTTTCTGGCTCTGGCAATATCATCTATAGCTTCAACCTTTATATCAAAAAGACGATTTGACATTCCATTAACCACAACATCGACAAACTTTGGGACAATCGGAACAGGAGTCCAATCTAAATTTAGATATGATGTATCACCGTTTATAGCTAATTCATTTTTATATTTTTGAACAGACTGCTCACCTCGAGCATACTGTCTAAGCTTATGAAAGTTATCTCTATTATTATAAAAACGAGCAGCTCCATTATCTTTTCTAAACCACTCCGACTCTATGGCTTTACCCACAGAGAGTCCATACTCCTTTGAACTTTTCACAGAATCAGTAGCTAGCTGATCGGGAAAGGAGATGTTGGCAACTTTAAAATCGTTTTTTAGCATATTGCTATTTTATAATTTCGCTATTCAGACCTGAATTGTTGTACTTTGCAAAGTTAACACTTATTTTGCTACGCTTTTTCTCAATCCTATTAATAAACCTTTGGTTTGCCATTATTGCTAATCCAGAGCTAATAGTGGCATCAAACTTGGTTCTATTGAATATATTATAGTTTGACCAATCTTTTAAAGTCCTCATAAAATACATTTTACCTACAGAACCTACATCTCTATAATTTCCAGTTGCATCCACTCCTACATTTCTTTCTATATACGCTTCAATAGATTCTGCGTGAACAGAAATAACTGGCTGTGAGGATGGTATGCCCCCTAGTTCTTTTTCAGACTTCGACAAATCATTTTTTGATTTATCTGGTCTATTCATTGCAAAAGCCCTATAGCCACGCTCTTTAAAATAATACAACAGTCTAGGTTTATTATTTTCAACTAATATAGGCATGCTGTAAAAATGACAAGCCATCAATACATCTTCGTAAAATAACTCTGCTGTCTGTGGTCTTGCTATATATTCCAAAAAAAACAACTCTGAAGGTGCGTTATCGAAATTCACCTTCGTTAATCCATGAAGCGCCCCCTTTGATCCGCTTCCCCCTACAACTCCAGAAATGTCATAGCTATCACAACCAAAAGAGCCAATATGAATATTAAGTGGATAAAACTTGTCATTATCTCTTCGTACATTATTTCTCAATTCTTTAGGAGGTATCCAAGTTACGTAAAATTTGCCATTTCTAGAAGGAGTCCAGATAACATTTGATCCTCTAACACCATTTTCCCAATGAAAGTCTCCTCTATCAACAAAACTATTGGCTCCGTTTGTATCGTTAAAATCTATTTGCTCATATATCTTTTGAAGATTAAAAAGGCTGTTTTTTGATTCGTCCCTAAAAGCATGGTTTTCTGATCTAGGAAACTGCCTATAAAACTCGTTTAGAGCGTCAGGATCATTCTTCAAAGAATCAACTTCATTTTCCCAATAATCCAAAACACCTTGATATATGTAATCTCCGTGTATATCTATCAAAGGATCTTCAGGTGTTCTAAAAACAGGATGCCCATATTTATCTAAAAACCCCTCCATATTCCATTCCATAGGAATAAATAAATTATATAGTCCAGTTTTAGTTTGGCCATTAGCATTTCTTTCTGTAGGATTTGAATCGTAAAATAATTTCTTAAAATTGGATCCTCCTTTATCAAGAGCGTTTGAGGTAGACCCCATCATACACTTACCTATAATCCTTCTCCCTAATCTAAGACAAGTTTTAGTGACGCGCCAACTGTTGAGGATATTATCGGGTCGCTCCCACTTTCCAGATTCATCATGCACGAGTAGCCTGAGTTTTTCACCGTCATAGGAATTGTCGCCTGTATTTTTCCAATCGATAGTTGTGTCAAGTCCTGCGAGCTCGTCTGTTTCTGTTTGTTCAATGTTTTTTCTGGTAAGCTTGGACGCTGGGACCCTGTATGCGAGCTCTGTCTTTGGCCTGTCCATTCCGTCTTGTATTGGCTTGAAAAAGAAGGGGTAGTTTGTTGATATTGGTACAACCTTATCTGTGAACATTTTTTTAGCATCAGCTCCAGATTTGGACAGTATCCCAAACCGTGCATCGGAAGTAATTGTTGCTTGAGCAACGGATTCAGATGAAGACATAAAGGAGAAGCCAGACCTTCTGTTTTTAAGATAGCACATTCCATAAGACCTATAGTCTGCTTTACACGCTTCCCAGTAAATATAGAATATTCTATTAGACTCTCTGAACTCTGGGAGCCCAACATCAATCTTGGTCCACTGCAAGTACATGTAGTGAGAGCCAGTAATATAAGTAGGAACACTGTTGTTTTTAAACCAAAAACCATTTTCTCTTCTTTCGAATTCATTTTCAATGTAATCAACCCATGTTTCTTTGAATGAAGATGGGTACTCATTCCACTGGAAAACGGTCTTAATTTTGAATAATTCTCTTGGATATTCTTCTGCTTCCCAATATTGTTCTTTCTTGTCATTACTCCTTGAATGAACCTTTTTCGGCTGCAAAGGTAATGCAATTTTTAATCCGTTGATGTTGATCACTTCACCTACTTTACCAGTCTTGGATATAACTACAACATCGTATTTAGCGTTATAACCATAAACCCAAGATGAAGATTTGTTTTTTATCTTCTTTTCATTTTCTGGTATAGTTCCTATAGAGGTAAAAAGCCTAAGACTTTCTTCCTCTAGATTCAGCGAAACTTTGGAAGCCTGTATTTTTCTTTTCTGTGTCACCACCTTCAAGCTTTTCTCTCTCAATTTGTATTCTGTTCAATATTTCAAAAGCATCAAAGATAGCAAGCTTTTTTGTTGCT